TGCTTGTACCACTCCAATCAGCACACACAAAGATAAAGCCATTAAACAATACCGCTGAATGAATACCAGTTAATACCAGCGATCCATTGGTGATTTGATTAAAGGTAACGCCAGCTGGCACTGTGATAGTTGCTGGATCTTGCGAGCCAAAAATCTGCACTGAATTATTGGCACTGTACATACCAAACGTATCAGTAGGAACAGCACCTAAAGAGATTGTGCCTTTACGCTTAGTGATCGTCTTACCAGTGTTAATGTAAGCATTCTTTAAATCAACCAAACGATTGGCACTAGACACTGACGCTGGCTTGCGCACATCAATACCGACTGACCATTTGTTTACAGTTAATGTCTTCATTTTCTGTAAAACCTCTTTTGGCCTAATGATGCGTCACGCTTCTTATCAAGTTGCGCTTTAAACTGCTGTTGCTCTGTTGAGCTATCCATCTTGTAGTGATTCTTAATGTCAATCAAAGCTAAGATAAATACAATCTCATCATCCAGTGATAATTGATCTGCGTCTTGCGTTAATCTTGCTGGCTTCTCGTAATATTCAAAACGAATGGTGTAGCCTTTATCAGGCACTGGGTTTAATAACACCTGTCCATCACGAACATCGTACTTAACTGGAATTGAGCGCTCGTCAATATTCTCATCCAAATAGTTAATACCGTTAGTTAGGCGCACATATTTACCACTGTCATTAGTAATAACAACATCCACTATCTGACGATAATCACAATCAGTTGGAAAATCATACAAGGTTGATCCTGCAACAATAGCTTTATTAGCCACCTTGCGATTCAACAAGAAGTCATATTGAAAAAATAACTGGTTCTGCGCATGCTCAATAATGCCATCAATCAACGACTTATTGTTGTCATGGCCTTGCGTATCTGAAAAACCCAGTCTTACCAAAATTTCCTTTCTAACTTCACCTAGTGTCTTCACTTAATTCCCCTTAATGTTTTGGTTGTGGACATTTGCAGTCACAAGGCTTATCAGCACCCATAACCAACATACTTCCCATTGTCATTGCCTGTTGTGGCATCTGCATGAACTGATTAAAGAAAGCCAATGAGGCTAACGATAAAGTTACACCAATTGCAAAAACCACAACGCACTTACTAATCTTGTCTGCCATTACTTAACTTCCTTGTTTTTATTACTTAACATTAAAACCTCTGTAAGCCAACTATTAACTAACTATCAATTTTCGAATTATTAATAGTTACATAACATAGGCTATATAACTACTTACTCTTATACTTATCCTTGGCCTTGTTATAACCACCTTTACGAATAAACGGAACAGCTACTAATGTTATTAGCAAGTAACCTATGAAGCCATAGAGTAGATTCATAAACAAAGATTCGGCAACATAAGCGACTGCCTGCTCTTCAGTCTCAATCTCTCCAACCTTTGTATCTTCAACAATAAACTCTTCTGTTGCTACCATAACTGTTGCGTTTACAATCGCGGGCAATGGACCACCAATCGCATACGCAACACCAGTGGTTGCTACATTCTGCACAATCGGTTTAAAGCCAAGACTATTACAGCCTGATAAGCCAATCGTTAGCAAAACAAGTATTAACTTTTGCATTTGCCTAGCTTTGCGCAAACCCACTTCACCCATGCCCATAAATTCTTACGAGCAAAGCGTCCATTCTTATCTCTTGGTTGTTTCATTTACGCTCCCTTAAAATCGTATAAATTTCACTTAACATATTTTTAACTTCCACCATGTCACTCTTGTAATCAGCCTTTAGCACATATTCTCGTGGCATCGAAGACTGGCAATTACTCATAGACTTGGTGATCTCTTTTTGATCTTCCACTATCTCTGCGACCAACCCATCATTGCGCGCAAACATACGCATCATCATTGAGAAGATAACAGGTACAAATATGGCGAGCAGTCCAACGACTACGTTGATTAAAATATTTATATCCATTAAGCATCCTTGTAAATAAATTTGTCTAAGTATTCTTTTTGACTGATTAATACGCTTGTATCAAAATTGCGTATCTCATCCATCTGCTGTTGAGCATTAATCTCGTCAACGTATTTATATTTATGTATATTTCTTGGCTCAAAATTAGTACCACTAAAAGTTGGCAAAGACCAAGGCTCGCTTTTTTCAAAGCCATCTCCTTTTGGAAAGAAGCTAAACCCAATCAATTTAGAAATCCAACAGCTAGGAATAAACATCACATCTTTTAGTGGTGGTAGCAATGCCTTCTTACAGGTTTCTAACCACTGCTTCATTCTCTCAGTTATGTGAGTGTTCTTTCCGCGTGAACGCCAAAATGCTGAATCATCTCTATGCGACATGTAATAATTAGTTGATATAAAGTCCATCGTGTCTGATAACGAAGTGCTAGTTATGTCGTTATAAACATCTTTACTCATGTTGCCATTAAGCAGGCCATGAAGGTTGTAGATCGCAAACTGTACGTTCATTAGTAAAGTAGCTTCAATAGGTTCAATAAATCCAGCTGACAACCCAACCGCAACTACATTTTTAGAATAAGGTTCTGTGTAATGACCTGTGTTGATCGGAATAATAAAAGGCTTTACATCTTTTATCCTGTCACCTATATCTGCTCGCATTTCTGCTTCAGCATCTTCATCAGTTATAAAGTTTGAGTCATAAACGTAACCGTTAATCATTGTGCTGTAAAGTGGAATGTTCCACATCCAGCCCGAACTCATTGCCTTCGCCCCAGTCCTAGGATTCATTTCCTTGTGAGCGTCAATATAAGCTACTGGCATAACCATTGCCTTATCAAGCGTTAAGTAAGGGTCTAACGACTTTCTAGGTGTATCACATACCTTATCAATCAACAACCTTTTGAAGCCAGTACAATCGACAAATAAGTCAGCTGTATATTCCTCACCTTTATCATCAATCAACAAACTAACGCCAGCTTCATTGTGAATCACTTTGTCAATATGTGCTTTGATATGTGTTATCTTGTCTGAAAATCGCTCTTGCAAAAAGTCACCTAATAAGCCAGCATCTAAATTGTAAGCGTGTGTCTGAACATAACCACCATAAGACCTAGTAGAACGATATACATAAGCATCTTTACCGTCTTTGGTTTTGTTAATCCTGCCATCATCATTCATACCTATGTGGGATGAAAAAGTACAAGACTTAAAGAAGTCTTCGCTAGGCAAATCTTGCTCTGAGCGTTGTTTATTCCAGTAAGGGTATTTGTTTTCATCAGACTCAAAACTATTCCACCAGCGTGAGCCTTTGTAATCCCAGTCTTCGTAAAGTACACCAAGCTTATAAGTGCCATCCATCTTAGGCATCCAGTAAGATTCATCGGGATAACCAATATCATCAAAGAAACGCTTTAAGTAAGGAGTGGTTGAGCCACCGATTGTAATCTTGCCAACTTGTGGAGATTCAATAATAGTTATATCGTACTGTTTGCGAGACGCTAAATATGAAGCACACATCCAGCCAGCGCTACCGCCACCAACAATCACTATTTTCTTCATAGGTATTGCCATATCAACCCCCCACCAAGAATGAATATTTGTGGCACGAAGTTAAGCAGTATTGATCCTTCTTTCCACTTTATCCCAACAATAGTCCAAAGCACTGCGCCAACTAAATGAACCATTACGTTATATGGGTAAGCTTCGGGGATTGTATGTAAGCCAATAGCAATAAGAATCACTAAAGCGCTTATATATTTCAAATACCAAACCCAGCCTTTAGCTTTCATAATGCTCAACTTTATCTTTTAAAATAGGGTCTTGCTTCACCAGCTCAAATACTTCGCTGTTATCAACTACAACACAGCCTGTTAGAAAGCCTTTAACCATCCACATGCTTGCCAAGTTTCTATATTGGTCTTCGCATGAAACCCCATGACCTGAATCATAAATGTAGGCATAAACAGGTTTATCATTACCACAGAACCACCCTATCTCTGCTGAACAGTCTTCGCCAATAGGTAAAGATACAGCGCCAAAATCAGACTCAACCATAGCGTCTAAATCCATTTTGAACACCGAATGCTCCAGCTTTGAATGCAAGATATTAAAAGGATTATGCAGGTGCGGTACAAAACCTTTACCCGATATAAACTCTTCAAGACTCTCGTTATGCTTATGCTGTGATTCTTTGATCCTAGACACTAAGTAAAATTTAGTAGTCTCTATATGCGATAAACTCAATGGCATTCTCCAAGTTAGTTGTATCGTATTTAGTTGATAGGGTTTTTAATTCTGAAATAGTTTCTTTAAACAAGTCATCTCTTTTGTTTAAAGCTTCATCTAGTCCAAACTTATTAGGGTAGGTTGTCTGCTTATTCATTCTAGCGTCCTCACCTTTTCTTCCGTCATACCCAACAACATCCAAAATATCATTGTGTATTTGAAACAATAGTCCAGCTTTGAATGACACACTACCTAATAATTCTGTAACTTCTTTTGGTGCGTTTGCACATAAACAACCCAACTCAATAGCATTCTCAATTAATGAGCCAGTCTTTTCAATGTGCATTTCATCTAAGTATTCTTGACTTTTCTCACTACCTGTTGCGACCACGTCCATATGTTGACCATACATACATCTATTAGCACCAAAGGTATTAGCAACACTAGGCACTAAACAAGCATTTTCTTGAGAGATTATGTCAAAGCCAGCGCATAATAACGAACACCCAGCAAGGGTCGCAGTAGCTTCACCAAACACTGTATGTGTTGTTGGTTGTCCACGTCTAATAGTATCGTTATCAATACAAGGCATATCATCAAACAAGAGTGTTGATGCGTGTAGCATCTCAAAGCCACTAGCTACCTCAAATAAGGCTTTATCATCAGCACCAAGCATACGACCAGTCTGAACAATTAACTCGGGTCTAATACGCTTTCCACCAATCAGAACACTATACTTCATAGCGTCTAAAAGCTTAGATGGCTTAAACGCTGACAACTTACTATCTATCAGCGCCTCAACCTTAGTCTTTACTTCTGAGGGTGCGTTTTTATTCAGCATCTGCTTGTGTATAAATACTTTCATCGCTGTTAGTTCCATCGGCATAAAACGTAGTTGCTGAGAATCCGTCTTGTGTCATATTTGCTTGGATA